ATCTGCGTAAGGTTTACCCAGGGGTGGCCGAACAAGACGAGTTGTGGAATCTGATAGCGAAAATCGAACAACTTGCAAAGGGGAAACAACATGGAAGCAAACCCGACAGACGACGCGGAGATCGTTCGTGAGGCGTACGAGCTAATCGTCGGACCGAGACAGGACGCCTATTCGCATCCCGCCGAGGATTATCAGCGAACTGCGCAAATCTTCAATGCGGTAACGGGACACGACATCACCACCGAGGAAGCAATCCTGTTCATGGTGGCTATGAAGTTGTCTCGGTTGCAACACGAAATGAACACGGGTCAATGGTTGCCGGATAATACGCGGGACGCCATCGGCTATCTCGGTTGCCTGCACATGGCACGAAGTCAAGGTTTATTGAACGAGGGGGGCAAAGCCGATGGGGTTTCTTGATGATGCACGTAGCGCCACATACAAAAGAGTGTTCCCAAACAAGATTGACGAAATCAAACGCGCGCTGTCGGACGAGGATTTCGCTGAGTTTGTTGCCGCAATGCAAGACCCGACAATCAGCCAACGCGCAATTGTCGAAGCGCTAAAGAAACGCGGCGTCCACATGGGGCAAGGAACACTGTCATATCACCGTCGCTTCTTTCTGGACAAAGGTGACAAAAAATGAGCATTGGTGATGAGATGCGAAATGAGCAGGAAATCATCAACCTCAAACGCGCGCTGGAAAATGCGCAGCGTGCAGCGGCCCGCGCCAAAAGCAAAAGTGCCGATCTCGTGGAGGCCGTCTACCGAGCGGCCAAAGACGCGTCACTGGTTCAGCCACGCGTCAAAATTGCGGCACCCAAACCAACCAAGTCCAGAAAAGCAGAGGTGGCGGTGGTGCATCTCACCGACTGGCAGGCGGGCAAGGTGTCGGTGTCGTACAACCTACAGGTACTACGCAAGCGGATCGAGCAAATGTGCGACAAGGTGGTGGCATTGACCGAGATACAGCGCGCGCACCACCCGGTCAACGACTGCGTGCTGGTGTTGGGCGGGGATATGGTCGAGGGGTTGACGGTGTTCCCGGGGCAACAGTACGAAGTGGAGGCGCACCTGTTTGAACAGATGTTCACCGTCGCCAACATCATCGAGTCGGTGGTGCACCGGCTGGCCGCCAACTTCACCAACCTGCGGGTGGTCTGCGAGTACGGCAACCACGGACGCATCGGGCGCAAGGGCGACATGCCGGGGGCCGACAACATAGACCGTATGGCGTACCAGATTGCCTCGGACCGCTGTAGCCACCTGAAGCACGTGACGTGGCAGCAATCGGCGGACTGGTACCAGATTGCCACCATCGGTGCCTACAAGCTCTTGGTGGTGCATGGGGACGAGATACCCAGTTTCGGGGGGCAGACCCCCGCCTACTCGATTCTGCGCAAGTGCAACGCTTGGGCAACCTTTATGGACTTCCACGACGCGATTATGGGCCATTTTCACACCCCAATCAGCCTGACGATGGCGAACGGTGGCAGGATTTGGGTGACGGGATCACCGGAGTCGGACAACCAGTACGCTAAGAGTTTCGTGGCGACGGTCAGCAAACCGAGCCAACGGCTGATGTTCGTTGACCCAACAAAGGGCAGAGTAACTTGTGAGTATGTCTGTTGGCTCGATTAGTGCCTGTGCTTGGGGTTTGGTGGCGGTTCATTGGATTGATGCGTTCGATTCGGAGAATGGTTGGATACATACCAAAACCTACAAACCCAAGCCGCAGCACGTCGTCTCGGTGGGCTGGCTGTGGCCCGACCTGCTGGAAAATTACCTGTCGGTAACCTGCTCGTATTGCCCCGACGAGGAACCGGAAATGGATACGGTGGGCATGGTCACCCATATTCCGCTGGGGATGGTGCAACGGGTAATTAACCTCGGTACACCCATCTTTTAACTTTTTGTAAAAGGGGGTTGCAATCAGCACACCCCCGTATTACTATCGTCATACGGGAGGAACAATGACCCATTACACCATTGATAAACCAAGGCACGGTTCGCAGGACTGGCTCAATGTCCGCTGGCGCAACGCCGACGGATTGGCGCGCATCTCCGCATCAGTCGCGGCAGCCGTGTACGACAAGCACAGCTACACCACGGGTGGCGACCTCGCAGTAGAACTGCTTGCCGACCGCGCACCAGAACCGAAAGAGCAGAACGCCGCGATGGATCGTGGCAACCGACTGGAACCATTTATCCGGCAGTGGGCAACCGAACTGTTTGAGTTGCCAATCACCGAGCCAGTGGTGATGTACTGCTACGACGAGCCAGGGGTGCGGCTGATTGCCACGCTCGATGGCTTGTCCGACACCGGCCCAGTGGAAATCAAGACAACCAGCGTGCGCTGGACGGGCGAACTGCCCGAACAGTGGTACTGGCAGGGCGTTCAGCAAGCCCTGTGCGCCAATGCCAGCGCCGTTGAATGGATCGTCTTTGACAGCAGTTTGCAGCTTTACCGCCACACCCAAAAGGTCACGTCAGACGAGAAGCGAATGCACATTGAGTCGTGCCGGGAGTTTCTGGCCGACATTGACGCGGGCATCATCCCGTTCGGCGTGATGGTCAAAGCCGAACACGCTGCGTACATGCACCCCAAGTCCGACGACACGGTGGCGTTCCTTGACTCACAGGGGGCTGAGTTGGTGCGCGAACTACACAATACCCGCAAGCGCATCGGCCAACTGGAGAACATCGAGTCCGAACTAAAGGGTCGGATTGGATTGTTGCTTGGGGATGCCGCGATTGGTATTTACGAGGACAGCGAGATAGTGTCGTGGAAGAACCAAACCCGCAAGTCGTTCGACCAAAAGAGATTCGAACAAGAACATCCGGCGCTTGCCGACAAGTTCCGCAAGGAAATCAACATCCGAGTTATGAAAACCAAGGGAGACAAGAAATGAAACTGACATACACTTGCGTAATCTATGGTAAATTGCCCAAAATCCCGTCCTCTGTAAAAAAACAAATTGAACTGCTCGAACATGCGGTCTTTGATCTTGTTGAGTTGTTTATGGATGAAGCCGGCTGGGACAACCCAGCTTCGGTTTTTGACACACTCGCCAATGAGTGCAACCTGATTGCCTCGCGCGCATACGACCGCAGTTACAAAAAACGAGAGATTCGCACCGGCACCGGTACTAAAGCCACCGACGTTCGCAACAACTTAGCATCGTACAAGGCGTTGGTGAGAAGGGAAAACAGAAAATGAAACTGCAAGACATCCTCGGCACCTACGGGGTGCCAGACAAATCCATCGTCGGCAAACTGCCGCGCGGTGGCATCACGCTGGACTTTGTTGGTCACGCAGAGATCACCAAAATCCTCATCGAGATTGACCCCAACTGGTCGTGGGAACCGGTGGCGTGGACAACCGACGGACGCCCAGCAATCAACGTCGTCAATGGCAACGCCGTGATGTGGGGCAGGCTGACGGTGCTGGGACAGACCCGGCTCGGCGTTGGCACGGCCAAGCACGACAAGGCAGACCTAGACAAAGAACTGATTGGCGACTTCCTGCGCAACGCAGCCATGCGCTTCGGTATCTGCCTGTCGTTGTGGTCAAAGGCCGAGTGGGAGGACCAGCCCGAAGCCACCAAGCCAGCCACCGACAACGCAGTAGCCAACTTCAAGGCGGCGTGCCACCAGAACGGCATCAACCCCAACGAGTTTGCCGCCAGCGTCGGCATCAACGACCTGACCACCGTGACACCAGAACAACTTGATACGTTGCGCAAGGCTTACCGGGAGCACATGAGACACAAGCCAGAGCCAAAACCCAAGCCAGACACCCAAGCCGTAGCATCGGCACGCGACCACAAGATTGCGGTAGGCGAGGCAACAGCCCTAGCGCTAGGCAAGAAGTTCAACAAGCAGGACAGGTTGGAGATGGCAACCGACATTGCCAAGCGACCGATTACCGACCTGAAGCAACTGACCGCCGAACAACTTGCCGAGTTCGTGTCACTTGTGGAGGCCGCCCGTGCGTAAGACCATCATCGCCGTACGGCTGGAACCCAAGACGTTGCAGCAGTTGGATCGAGCAGCCAAGCGCGACAAGCGCTCGCGCTCAGAGACAATCCGGGCAGCACTTGACGCATGGCTAAGCCAGTGACCGCCGGCGTTATTTTTACCGCAAAACAAGTTGTGGACAGCGTTGGGATTAGTTATCGCCAACTGGATTATTGGACCACCACCAAGTTGATTCGTCCAAGTATCACAAACAGCAAGGGAAGCGGCAACTTTAGGGAGTTCTCGGACAAAGATGTTTTGCATGTTTCGCTCATCAAAGATTTGTTGAGCCACGGTTATGATTTGCAACACGTTCGGTTGATTGCCCACGAAGTCCGAAAATGTTTGAATCACATCGAACCCGACAAGGTTCTTGTAGTGGATGGCACACAAGTGCAGGTGATGGATTGGTTTGATGCCACCGTTGTTATGTCCAACTCGCCAACTCCGGTAACCGTGTGGTCCATGAGAAAAATACAAAGCAGATTACAAAACGAGGCTGACGGTGAGCGATGATCGCAAAGGCGAATGTCAGGGCAACAGGGACAAATGTACCTTGGACAACTGCCCGCTGTTTGGCACTTTGGGAAGACCCGACAGACGTAACGTACGCCGCGTACGAGGGTGTGCCGATCCTGCCGCTCGCGGTCGAAGAAATCGGACTAAAGGGGATGCGAAGGCGCGTCGTGCCCGTAAGAAGCTGGGGTTGGGCGGTCACCTTACACGTCACGAAGAGAACTGGGCTGGTGCTTTTCGTACCGAAATCAAAGCAGGCGCGCAGGTCGGTCCGATTGCTACCCGTTTCCAAGCCGCTAAAGCCCAGTCTGACGCGGCGAAGGCGTTGGGCGACATTCGCCCGTTCATAATGGTGGCGATGCCGGACGGGACGACCAAGGGAATTGTGTTGATGGACCTCGATGAGTTTTCGGATATTGTTCAACTGATAACGGGAGCGTAACGGCAACAGATGGGCACCCACTACCTCCTTGGGATGGGGGTTGCCGTCCCCGCGTGGGTTGGTTTGGGCCTACGCGGGGCGAGGCCCATACAACTAGACTGAGGGAGAACACATGGAGTGGGTTCCGCGCCTGTTGGCAGGCGTCGCTACGACATTGGCAATGATCGGTTTTTGGGGGGTTTCTGAGCCGACCCCTTCCCCACCTACCCCCCTGGCGTTTGCGGCTCCCATATCGCTTCCTGACGCGTCTCAGGGCATCCCAGTGTCAACCTCCACCACGACCGCCAACGACGCACTGGTTCCGCCCACGGCTCGGTGTGGTCAGTGGTGGGGGTTGGCTACCGAGGCGGGGTGGACCGAGGACCTGCTGGAAACCCTCGACTACGTGCTGTGGCGGGAGTCCCGGTGCGACCCCAGCCAGCACAACACCACCCGCAACGAGGATGGTTCGACCGATATCGGGCTGACACAGATCAACGATTGGTCGTGGTGCCTGCCGACCCGCTACTACCCGGACGGATACTTGCAAACCATCGGCATCCTCACTACTGTCGGATGCGAACAACTGTTCGACCCCCACACCAATCTAAAGGCGGCTAAAGCCCTCTATGACTACTCCCAAGAAGCCAACGGAAACGGATGGCAACCCTGGGGATTATGACTACGTGAGGCTGCTAAGTGAGTTCAGTCTGGTGCTGCGCAAGTTTGACTGGATGGACGAAGCCCTGTGTCGCGGGCGCAGCGACGTAAACTTCTTTCCAGACGAGACGTACAACGCGATGGCGGTGCGGGCCGTCGCGATTTGTAAGGTCTGCCCCGTCCGCGAGGATTGTTTGGAGTTCGCCGTCGAGAACGGTATCCGCTACGGGATTTGGGGCGGGTTGAACTATCCGCAACGGAAACGGTGGCAGCGTGATAGCGTAATACCATGACCGACAACGACACAATCACCTATCAGTCGTGGATCAATGATTTGCAGCGCGACCTTGACCAAGTGCGCGAGGACAAGCGCGAACTACAAACTCGCGTAAAGGAGCTGGAGTTGACGGTTCAATACCTGCGCGAGAAGATCAACGACATGAGACACCTGAGAGGAGATGAATGAAACCGGCACAACCCCGACTAACCTATGCACCACTGGTCCGATTCGTTGGGGTGGGTGATTCAAGCAGTTCAATCGCAGCCGCGATTGGTCGCCACCCCACCACAGTAAGGAACTACCGACAAGATGGCATCCCAGAGCAAGAGGGAGACAAAATTGCCGTCTACCTCGGAGTCCACCCATCTGCCATTTGGGGCGACGCGTGGTTTACCGTCACCGAGCAAGTACAAGTGTGACCACTGTGGCACGGTTGTACTTGCACTAACACCACTACCACAACAAATCCACGACACCTGCCCATGCCTATGCCACAAGTGGAGAATGGGGAAACTAAACCATGCAGACAATAACTGGAAGCGCAGAAAAACGACACGCCGCTAGATGTTTGACGTGCAACGAGGTCGTGTTGCACGACCCGCGCCGCATCGCCGGTTGCGGCTGCGACCCCGATGCCGTCACGTGGGTGTACATGGAAACCGATGGCAGTGTGCGCGGGCTGAGCGGGGCACGATGGGAGACGTTGTGAACAAAGAGCACTGGCCAGAAGGCACGATCAGTTGGGACGGGCACGACAACGCAATCATCGGCTGGGCCGAGCGCCCCGGCATGACCCGCGTACTGGTTTACGACTACGACACAATCATTTGGAACCTGATGAACGAAGACTTGACATGGCAAGAAGCTGTTGAGTACGCTGATTACAACATCGCTTGCCTGTGGGCCGGCGAACAAACACCCGTTATGTTTTTCAAGGAGACACCCGATGACCACGTTGCTTGACATCATCGCCGCAGAGGAAGCCAAACGCGCCGCCATCGCGCGCGTGGAAGCGAACATGGAACCAGATTGGGCTGCCGCCGCCGAAGCAGCGATTCTCGTCGTTTGTCGCCGGATGCGCGAGTTCACCACCGATGACGTGTGGGAGGAACTCGGCGGTGCGGACCTGCCGCACGAGAAACGAGCAATGGGCGCAGCGATGCTGCGTGCCGCGCGTAACGGCTGGATTGAGGCGACCGACAGAACCAGACCATCGGCACGCGTCATATGCCACGCCAACCCCAAGCGCATTTGGAAAGTGCTTGACAATGGCTCAACGATTGATTAGTGTTTTGGTAAAGAAATACGTGGAGAGGATGATAAAGATGGAAGCAGGATGGTACAAACTCAAAAACGGCAAGTGGGGCGTGCGCACCAAGTTTGAAGCACAACCGGGCACCGAAGTCGAGGTGACCAATAAGATCGGGAAAACCAGCGTCGTTACCTTGGTAAATCGGATTGCCAAATTTGACGACGCCGAACTATGGGAAATCGAACAGTAAGCCGCTGGACTTGCTCGCGTTGCGGCAATGTCATCATCCTGCACGTGAAGCCGAGCGAACCACCGGTTTGCGCCAACCCGCAGGTACACTCATCAACACCAACAAGGATGGTCAAAAATGAACCCGTATAGTTACACCGACGAGGACTATGCTCTGGTCTTGAATGTTTGGCGACGAGAGCTGGGACTTGAACCACTGGTCTGAACCCGACGAGGTTCTGGAAACGCTGTTGATTGAGTTGCTGGTGCTTGCCGCGACCGGGCCACTCGATATCACGCACCCGCTCGAACAGTTGGCGAACGGCATCGCCAGCGAGTTGCCGGAGCAGTCGGTATATCGAGCGATGGATTACGCCAACTACCGCGTCAAAATGCTGGAGGTCTGAACCGCTACAAGTGCTTGGCAATCCGCTACAAGTGCTTGGACTTTATTGCAAACCGCGCACAAGCGCACTAGCGCGGCGCGTGGCGGCGCGACCACGCACCGCGCCGGCGACCACCGCGCCAAACCCCTAGCGCGCGCGCTCACAAACTCGCGCGCTTGCTACCCGAACCAACGCCGGACCCACCACGCCGGACCACCGCCGGCCCGACCACCCCGAACCATCCCTGAACCATCCCCGAACCCATCACGCCGGCCCGACCACGCCGCCACCGCCGCACTCAATGCTTGACTTATTGCCGCCGCTAGTGTAGTATTGTATTACACCCGAAAGGCCACCCAATGAACCCCGACGACGACAACACCGCGCGCGACCTCATAGAAAGCGCGTTCTCCGAAACCATCACCCGACTACGCACCCCGCAAGATTTCGCCCAAATGATTGTTACCGGACTACGCGACGACCCAACACAACGCGCCTACCTA